TTTTACATATCGTTTTAAATGATGTGATAGTTCTGCGTAACTATCTTTTGGTTCATTCCAATATGTTTTCCCGTCTCTAACTGAAACAGTACACGCACAATATTTTATGTTAGTCATATCTTTTATACCTCCTAATTAATATTCTTCTAACTCTTTCCCAATCATTTCTAACTTTTAATTCTCGTAAAGTTCTTGGGTCTCGTAAAGCTTTGTTACCTAATTTATCTTTACAAATCATTAACTTAGCTTCTAGTTTCATCTAGTTAGGTTGATACACACTTCGTGTACCAACCCCTCCTACATATCCAAAGTCATACTCTAGTCTATCTAACATACCTTCATCAGTAGATACATCAAAGAAAGAAACTAGCGGTATGTCTGGGTCATCAAAGAATTTTTCCAAGTCTTCACGCATAGCTTCTACTGGAACATTACCTCTAATGATTTCAGTTATAACATCTAATTCTTCTTCTGAAAAATGATGGTTATAATACTCGCCTACATCTTCTCTATAAGCTTTTATATCTGGTTCAATCATCTAATACCTCCCTAGCTTTATACACTTCTTTTAATATTGTGTCAAGTTTTTCTCGCATTATTTCTTTGTCGTTAATAGTATTTCCGTCAAGAGATTTTGAATATGCTCTTACTAAATGTATTAAATCCATGTCTAATATATTTATATACTCGCCTTTACTTTCGGAGTAATGCTTATTTAAATCCCCGTCATCCATATCAATAGGTACTCTTCTACCCTCAATGGTAGCTTGTACATCTAATAATTTTCTTATTTCCATGTTACCTTCCCTGTTCGCTTTCAAAATATTCTGTTAGCTCATCTATCAAAATATCTTTATGCTCGTTACTAAAACCAAGCAATCCAAAATTTACATTTGATTGTACCGCTTGGTCAATACCTTCTTGTAATGTAATTTTTTTAGTGTCAATGTCATTAGCTAACTCATCTAAATAAACTTCTGCTAAATCAGTTGCCCACTCTTTTACTTTACTCATCATATTTACCTCTCGTTAGTTAGTTTTTATATACTTGGCATATTTTATACTCACAATGATATACGCATTGAGACTGGTATATTTTTATATCCGTTAGCCAGTAATGTTTCTTTCAACTTTTCATTGTCGGAAACCAAGTATATAAACCTGTTATATCATAACTATTTTAATTTGTCAATAGTTATTTTTATCTATATGCAAATGGTACATCTTTATTTAATCTGATACCATTTATATTAGTTTTTCTGTAATAGTTCGGGTAGTAAAGAGATTTAAAGCCCGTTGTTACTTTTACAAAACCTTCTTTACTTTTACCGCCTTTAGTTTCACTTACAGAATAACCCATATATTTATATTGATTAATTCTTTTTCTTGTTGGTCTAATTCCTGTTATACCATATTTAAGAATAGTCCAATATGCATTTATAAAGTTTAACATTTTTACCTCATTTGTTTAGTTAGTTAGTTTCAAGAACAAACCCGCTATAATCTTTTATAGCTTTGCCCTTGGCTTTCAATCCGCATATAATATTATGCGGGTCTTGAAATCTTAAATCGCTGTCATCCGCATTGATAACAGTATATCCCTTGTATGTATCGGGTAACCCATGTCTAAATACAGCAGATATATTACCGCCCTTGCTTAATATATCAAATGCTTCTTTTATATTATCCTCATTTAGACTATATGTCAAGTGATAATTTTTAGGCATTTGTCCATTAGCATATTTTAAAGCTCGTTTGTATATCTTTGTATAATCGTAAAACTGTACATCAGGGAAATCGTCAATAATTCCTGTAGTTTCCCATGATATATCTGATGTACCATTTAACCTAATACATGGTATTAATTCTTTTTTCTTGGCGTTCTTAATAAACAATCCTATCTCTTTTCTTAACTGTGTCAAAAATGTGTCTCGTTCCTGTACATACCATCTTGTTTTATTTATTCGCCCTTGCTGTACATTGTTAAAAGCCCCATGACCCGCAGTATATAAACACGCTTTTTTGCAGCCCTCACTCGCCATAGGACAAACATTGAAACCGCTTTGACTACTCGGGGCTAAATATAATATTGCTGTAACATATCCGTATTTTTGCCCCTTTACAGTCTTTGCATTGTTGTCAATGTTTAAAAGCTTTTTTGCCTTTGTAAATTCTAAGTATTGCATTATTGCCCCCTTCTTACCCATTTATTACACACTTTATAATATTTGTCAAGTAATTTATTGTCGTAATTACTATTTACATAAATATTATGTGCAAAATTTCTAAACATTTGTAAATCGTTTTTACTAGTCCATACTTTTTTACCATGCATTTTTAAACCAAGTCTAGCACATTTTATAGCTGTTCTTGTATCTTTGTATATTTCCATATATTACACCTCATCTTTTTTAAATATTATATTTGTTGTTTCATTGTCTAACTCATCAAATATATTAGTAAAATTCAACTCTTTTAAATTGTTGCTTTCATTTACTATATAAAAATTTAACTTTGTATCTAAATCAAATTTTTTTAATCTATTAATTAACTCTAATACTCTCATTTTAAAATCCTTTCATTGTTACTAGTGTCATTAGTATAGCTACAATAAACCAACCCGTAACAATACCGCTTAAAAAAACTATCCAAAATTCTTTATCATTCATTTTTAAACCCTTCTATTTGGTTAGTTAAGTTAACGACTTTATTCGAATTTATAAACTTAACTTTATATTTTTAGTTATAACATAATACTTTTTTTATGTCAACAACTTTTTTTATTTTTTTTCTTTTTTCTTTTTACCTCTTTTTTTCTTGCCTTCTTTTATAACACACTTAAAAAAGTGTGTCAATACTTTTTTTTAAATTAATTTGTATAACCAGCATATCTACATTTTTTAGATTTACCGCCCCTGTAACTCATACCTATATTATTATAGATACTAGAAATAGAATAATAGTTATTATCGTAATAATTAGAAATAAGTCTTTTTCTTAATTCTAATCTTTGTTTTTTATCTAGTCTTTTTGTTTTCATGGTTTATATAATAATAAAAAATTGTGTTATAATTAAGGCATAAATAAGAAAAGATTGTGATTTATTTGTTCTTGTTTTGTTCTCTTTAGATATTCGCTTATCATATAATTATGTCAGAATTATGTCCTTGACAAAATAAAATTTTTATGATATAATATTTTTTACTTGACAAAATAGAATTTTTATGATATAGTCATAATTTAGACACAATTTATTTTGGACATAAAAAAACCCCGCATTTTTTAGGTGCGGGGCTGTTAGATTTAAAAGAATTAAACTAATATTTAATAGATACTAAATAATATTCTAATTGTTTCATATTTTTAGATATAACAAAATAAGGAATTTTGCCAAGTTTTTTTGCGGTGTTTTGAAATCTAATTACAAATGAACGCAATTCAACATCAGTATCAAAAGTTCTTAAAGCGGTTTGAGTAGTTTTAGTTATATTCATTTTTATACCTCATTTTTAAAAAATTATAAAAGTGTTATATCATAAAGTTTTTATAATGTCAAGTGTTTATTTTAAATAAATTGTTATAAATTAAATAAACCTAGGAAAAGATTAGAGAATATATATTTTTAAAGTAGAATAAAGATTAATATATATGTGTATTAAATTAAAATAAATTTTGTAAACTAGATAAATTAAATTATTTTTTTTTATTTTTTTACTTGACAAATAGAAATATATATGTTATATTACTACTTGACAAATATTATATAATGGGGTGTAGTGTTTTTTGTAGACTTGACAGATTGTCGCATAGGGCTACGCAGGTGGCAGGGGCGGTAGGTATGGCATATATAACAATGTCATACAAAATTATGGTTTATTAGTGTTAACTAGTTTCGGGCTGCATTACAGGCAAAGGTCGGTCCTGTCAGAACTATATATATTTACATATACTATAGGTGTTAAACCCCCGGAGGGTCTTATATATAATTATACACCCTATTTCAGATTTGTCAAGAGAAAAAAAAGCTTGACAAAGTGTTAACTAGAGTGTATAATAGGTACTATGAGTTTTTTACAAAGAGTAGATTCTAGTAAACACCGCAAGTTAACAGAAAAACAAGAGAAGTTTCTTGATGCTTTAAGCGGTGAAGCTAGTGGTGATATTAAAACTGCTTTACAAATAGCTGGTTATGAAGATACTAGCTATTATGCTGTGGTTAAAAGTCTCAGACAAGAGATTATAGACACCGCAAATACTATATTAGCACAATCTGCACCTAGGGCGGCACAAAAACTCGTACAAGTATTGGAAAGTGATAAGCCAATACCACAGGTAAATGCGAAATTACAGGCAGCCCAGACATTATTAGATAGAGTTGGTGTTGCTAAAAAGGAAAACATTAATGTAAACCACAATGTTTCCGGAGGTATATTCCTTTTACCAGACAAAAAAGAAGTTGTCATAGAAGGAGACTATACAGAAGATGATTAAAATATGGTTTATGATGGTATTAATGTCGTTTCCAAACGCCCCGTCAGTAAAATACAATGGATTTATATTCCCATCAGAATATGAATGTTTAAATGCTAAACAAGAATTACTAGATGTTTACGATAGTAAACCTTTAGAATACAAACTTGTAACACAGATGGATGCATATTGTGTTGAGTTTGAAAGTTTTCCAATAGCAGGATTACGAAGTGACATTAAAGCGTAGAACAACCTCTACTATTCCTTTTGGCTACAGGGAGTCAGATGTGGAAGGTTTCCTAGAACCCATTGACGGACAGTTAGAAGCTCTACAGGAAACAAAAGAACACATTATGAATGGCTCTCTGTCGCTAAGAGGAGCAGCAGAACAATTATCCTATAAAACAGGCAGAAGTATATCTGCGGTAGGATTAAAGAAAATTGTGGATAAAGAACGACAAAAGGGCTTATTGGATAAAAGAGGATAAATTATGGCAGGAAGACCAAAAGGTTCTAAAGCTCCAAGACATTTATCCGCAGAAACTAAAGCAAAACTACAAGCTCGTAGAGAATTAAGGGATAAAGAGAAAGAACTTAAAAAGCTAGAAAAAAAACTTACTAAAGCTAGAGCTACATTAAAAGGTAAGAAAGAAGTTTTAACAAAGGTTGAATTAGCTGTAGACCCAAAGAAACAACAGACAACAAAGAAAAATACAGTCATAACTGAAACAGAGCTAGATAAAGCTCCAAAGAAAGTTAGAGACTTTATAAAAGAAAATAAAGAGTCTATCGTTTTTAAACCAAACGAAGGACCACAAACAGATTTCCTTGCTTCATCTGAACAAGATGTATTATATGGAGGTGCAGCAGGAGGAGGAAAGTCTTATGCGATGTTGGTAGACCCACTTCGCTTTATGCATAGACCAGCCCATAGAGCATTACTTCTAAGAAGAAGTATGCCAGAACTAAGAGAATTAATAGATAAATCAAGAGAACTATATCCAAAAGCTTTCAACGGAGCTAAAT